GATTAATAGGAGTTTTCGATTATGTCTGGACCACCGAAAACCCCGACCCATCTACGTTTGGTGAGGGGTAACCCATCTAAACGCCCGATCAATGAGAACGAACCAAAACCCCCTTCAGGGGTACCCCCAACGCCGAAGCATTTCGACAAGCAGGGGAAATACTGGTTTAAACGGATGGCCGACGAGCTTGATGCTATCGGTGTGATGTCTCAGCTTGATGCCAGAGCCCTTGAGCTGCTGGTTGAGGCCTATACCGAATACCGGCATCACTGCGACACGCTTGAAGTTGAGGGCTACACCTACCGGACCGAAACGCAGAGCGGGGATGTGCTGATCAAGGCTCACCCCGCCGCCATCATGAAAGCTGATGCCTGGAAACGTCTGCGTGCCATGCTTGGTGAGTTCGGCATGACGCCAGCCAGCCGATCGAAAGTGAATGCAAAAGGTCCTGAAGCGGTTGATCCGCTGGCCGAGTTTATGAAAGCGAGGGATTAATGGCTAAGGTTGCAGAAGGCATCCGCTACGCCGAGAGGGTAGTGGCGGGGGAAATTATTGCCTGTGAGTATGTGCGCCTTGCCTGTCAGCGTTTTCTTGACGATCTGGCACACGGCGAAGAGCGCGGTATTTTCTTCAGTGAACCGCGCGCGCAGCACATTCTGAATTTCTATAATTTTGTACCTCACGTAAAAGGCGCACTGGCAGGGCAGCCTATTGAGCTGATGGACTGGCACGTTTTCATCCTGATTAATATTTTTGGTTTCGTGATCCCGCTGGTTAACGAGGAAACGGGAGAAACCGTTTTGCGTAACGACGGCAGCGGTCGTCCAGTAATGGTTCGGCGCTTCCGTACAGCAGATGTTGAGGTGGCCCGTAAAAATGCCAAATCAACGCTTTGCTCCGGCGTGGGGCTTTATATGGC